TAAGCCCGACGAGCTGCCAGGCTCCGGCGGTCGGCGTTATGCCGGGAGTGCCGGCGCCGCCGTAGGCCGTTACCTTACGGTAAACAGCTTGCCGGAACATTGGTTATCCGACTTCTAAAACGTCAAAACCGCAAGAAATCGTAAGCGCGGCCGGCGCAACCGGCAACTTAAGCGAAATGATACCCGCGCCGACGACTACTATTCGTTCCTCCGGTACGGGAAGCCACAGCCACCCGTTTTGCCAGTTGAACGAGTCCGTATACTGAACGGTCGTATCCGTACCGAGGACCGTACACATACCCTTAGCCGTAAAGCCGGCGGCCGCGTCGTCAGGGTCAAGAGGGTTAAGCGCGGGGGCGCTTACAGTCGTACCTGACGCGGACTGTCGAACGATCTTGATTGCCTGTTGCGCGCTCGTAGTGTTAGAACGCTGCGAAACCCAAGCCCTCGTTAGAATTAGGGATCGGTTCGTATGTGCGGTAATCGTGATTAGCTCAGTAATGGCAGCCGTGAGCGACACACCATCGAGCGTTACCGAATAGGCCCTCATTTTACTTTAGTGTGCCCTCCGTTGTTTTTGTCCGAGAATCTTTCCGCTTGCGTCGCGTACTACTTCGGTATCGAGGTCGGCGGGAAGGTCAACGTTAACCGCGCCTTTCTCTATGCTCGTCCGAGCATCGACAGTCACAGGCGTATTAACTGCGCCTTTCTCTATCGTTACTTGGATCGGTCGCGACCCCTGAGCTTTCAAGTCCGCGATAAGTCGCGAAATCTCATCTACCTGCGCCTTAAAATGCGGGGTGTCCGCCTGTGATTTCTTGGCGTCGGCGAGCTGCTGCTGTAGTTCCTGTACCTGTTGTTCGAGCTGCTGAACCTGTCGGCTAGCTGCGCCAGGCTTCGGAGCCGGGGCCGCCGGCGTCGACGTAGCCGGCGAGGGGTCGGTTTTCCCTAGCTCCGTGTCTATGAATTGCAATTCCTCAAGCGAGCCGCGAACGCCCGGCTGAGGCAAGTAAACGTCATCCTCTGGGCCGCTCGGGAGTCCGAACTTAGAACGGACTTCCTTTCGCTTAGCTGCGCCGGATGAGAGTAGGCGAGTCCAGGCCGTAACCTGTTGGTTCAAATCCTCTTGGAGTGCCTTAACTTCGCTGAGATCGAACCCGAACTCATTTGCGGTGAGGTCGTCCTCGAACTCCGGCAATAGTTGGATTTGGATTTCCTCGGCCATGATTCGCTGCGTCGGAATGAGGTTTGACTGCCAAGCCTGATCCCAAAGGATTTTCATACTCGCGCCTACGGCCGTCTGTGTAAGGCCAGCGCCGAGCCCGACGATTGCCGCCGGGATTCCGAGGACCGCCGTAACGCGTTCCTCCGGTATGTCGCGGAGCGCGCTAAGGTCGAGCTGTTGCGGTGAAAATCCGAAGGTAACAACCTTTGTCGGGCCGCTCATAATTAGAGGCTCGCCGCGATTGTCGCCGCCGAATGTCGCCTTAAACTTTTCCTTAGTGTCGTCGGCTTCCGCCTGTGACAACCGGAATTGACCAGCGCCGGCCGCCTGTGTGTCAGGGGCCAGGATAACGCCAGGGATTCCGAGGTTCTTAAGTAGGGACGCGGTGAAGCGCGAAGCTTCCTCGTCGCTGTAGATTTCGCGGAGTACGGTTTGTATCGCGCTCCGACCCTTGCGGGGATTCTCAGGGTCGAGTCCATTACGGAAATGGACGACCTCCGAAGGCTTGACGGGCGTAACTTTCCCGTTAACCATGTAGTCGTAATGGCTGATGTAAACCGAACCGTCGAGGGGCCAACGCGGCTCCATCATGAAATGCGGCACGTACCAAAGCTGCACGACGCGCCCCGACGCGGAACGAATCTTGAGCCAGTAAGCGTTACCGTCAATGACCCATGAAAAGATAGTCGCCATCCACAACAGAACGCCCGAGTAGAATCCGCCGGGATTATCCGGGCTAGCCGTCGGACGCTTTAAGAGCTGCGTAAGGGGATGGTCGCGGCGGTTGGTCTTAACGCCGTCCTTGTCGATGCCCCAAACGACCGGGGGCGCCTCTGGGAACGTGCGCGCTATCCAGTTGATACACGCAATAACGATCGAGTTACCGCTGCCATCGCCGACGAGTCGCGCGTAGTTGCGCTCGCCAGGAAGGCCGCTCCATCCAAGCATCCCGAACGACGGGCGGCCCGGAAAGGGAATTGATTTCAGGAACGCGCGAAAGCGTTTAAACATCTAAAGGGCGCCCCAGCTCATCGTATTAACGAGGGCGCCGTCCTCGATCGCCTTGCCGCGCGCTTCCTCGGCCAGTATCCCCGCGATAAGCGCGTCGATATGGCCCGTCTGCCGCTTTTTCACGATCTTGAGGTAATGCTGAATCACGCTTAAATCCTCTCCTGGCCTTGAATGTTTGCGAGCACCACGAGCTAGCGCAGCGTCGTTAATATGCTGCGTAAGCGTGGGGTCGCCGTCATGGGTTAGGCCGTCCTTTACGGCGGCCAGGAAGCGGACAATCGCCGCATCTATTCGAGTGTCTTTGTTGGTCGGGAAGGTGACGACCCGCTTTGGGTATCTCGCTTCCCATTGTTCGATATCGGTTTGCCAGTGGTACGGGTCGGCGTAGATATACCGTACGTCGTAAGCATCGAAAGCGGCCGTAACCGCTGCGTCTACCTCGGCGTGTGATATCTGGCCGTTCTCGTATTGCGCGGGATTCCAAGTCCGAAGGTGAAACCAACGGCCATCGGTGATCCGACTAGCGACGAGCGACGTACAGTCGCCCGACCGTGATCCGTCAAAACCGAGCGCGATCATATCGCCGGGCTTAAGAGGATCATCATTGCGCGCGAGCGTCGCCCAAACGAGCGGGTCCACTACGTCAGACACGCCGACAGTTATCAGGTTGAAAAAGAATCGTAGCGCGTCCGCCATTGAAGGACAGACGGCCGGGTCGCGCGCGTCCGCGAGGATGCGCTCACGGTCAACCCAATAAGAGTCGCCGTACACGTAAGCCAACAGCTCTAAACAATCCGCATCGTTATCGAAGTCAGGTTGTCGAAGCGCCGGCCGGTAGTCGATCAATACATCGGGGGCGGCGGATTCGTGCGTCCGCTGCGCGATAGACTTTTCGGACGGGTCGTAAGAGTTGGTCGTTTCCAACCAACGGCCGCCCATACCGGAAAGGTTCCGTTTCATGGTCGTTGCCAGGCGAACGCCGCCGTTAGACTCGACCATTAAGCCTGTCTCATCGAATAGGCCGAACGTCAGTCGGGCGCCTAGCCGCGCGTTACCGCTTGCGGTTCGCGGCTCGATCTTGCCGCCGCCCGGCAAGTTAATGTCTTGGATTCCAAGATCGATACCGGGAATCTGTGCGACGGCGCCACGGCTCGCCATTTCCGAAAGAGCTAACCAAGTGTTGTCGGTCTGTTCCTCGGAGGTCGCGACAATCTGAATCCAAGGCGTCGGCCGTGGCGTTCCCATCGGTTCGCCCTTCGCATCCCATCCGGCAAAGTTCACCGGGCCGAAAGCTTCGGCGAGACAGATAGCGGCGGCGAATGGACCTTTACCCCATTTCTGTGGGCGCATGAGTAGGGCGCCGCGATAACGGAAGGCCGCCGACGGTTTAGTCTCGTCGGGCTTGACGTCGCGCCGAAGTTCGTAATACCTGACGAGGAATAGCAACATTTCGAGCGTCAAGCGGTAACGCTCGCCCTGTTGCGGGCCGTCAGGAATTGCGCAGTTGTTCTCTATCCATTCGGCGACGGCGAATCCGAGAGTAGGACCGCTAGCGCCGGGCCATACGCGGCCATTCCATTTAGGCGAGCTGTCGGAGGCGTTCTCGTATGTCGATTTCGGCAAGCTCGCCCCCTTGTTCGTCCGCCTCGTCGGAAACGACAATCCAGCGCAGACGGAGTAGCGCCATCGGCGAGAGTCCGAGGCGGTCCTCTAGTTGGCGGACCTCCGCAAATAGCGCGGCCGGCGCCGAGGGATTTTCAACGACGACGAGTAGGCGCGCGTAACGAGCTACCACGTCGTACCAACCATGAGACTCCCAAACGACGGCCTGTGGAGTCGCCCACAGCCGGCGCCAAATGTCAGCCTCACGCTTGGGCGATTCCGAATCGTCTTTCCAAACGGCCGCAAGGGGCCACGCGGGCGGCTCGCCCTGGCGGCCGGCGGCGGGGAGGCGCACGGTTCCTTGCTGCGCGAGTAGCGCGCTACGGTTGCGCCGCTGGCCGTCCGCTTTGGGCGGCCGTCCCATCCCTGCCATAGCTAACCTCGTTAGACGCGATTTCCTCGCGCGGAGTTGAAAGAGCGACAGAGAACACGAACCGCGCCGGCCCTACCGCCGTTTGCGACAGGGACGACGTGATCTATCGTCAAGTCGTTGATACTCTTAACGGAGTGCGGAGCGTGCGCCAGGCCATCGCCGGGGCACGTTAACCCGTAGCGCGCGACCCATTCGGCCCGCATGTCAACCGATCGCCTACGCTCGCCCCATGTCGCCGGCTTGCGTTCGTGCTTCGAGCATCGCGCATTAGGTGACAACTCGCCACACTCAATACAGGGCTTAAGCAACTGGCGCCCCGAGTAGTTCGAGAACGTGAACCGAACTCGTATCGGCCAGTAATCCAAGCCAATGCCAATCAACGAGCTTAGGGTCGAACGCCTCGCCCATTGATCGCCGCGCGGAATCCTCGGACACTTCGGCCAGGAGGCGCAGCGAGCCGGACGACGCGCACGCCACGTTACCGGGAGTGATTATCACCGAGCCGTAATGCTCGTCGTAATCCATATAGGTGGCGATGATGCAGTCTGCCATTACAGCCGGTCCGCGTGGATGAGGTATTCGCGAAATCCCGCATCCTTGATTTTCGACACGTCGTTATATCTCTCGACCGCCTCGCGGGCGCACATTTCGAGCGTCCATTCGGGGAAAAAATTGCGAACGTGGTTAAGTAGTTTCTGAATCTCTGCGCTTTCCTGTTCCGAGGTCAGCTCGGCGGCCTTGACGTTCGGCGCGTTCTTATGCAGCGTCCGGTGTTTCTTTTGGCAGGACTTACAGATATGCAGTAGCGCCTTAACGTAAATGTCTCGCGTGTCATACGCGCCGGAACCTACCTGCTGTTGCATTGTATATTCACCCTCGATAATCGAGCCATTAGCGATACCCTTTTCGAGTTCGCTATCGCTCATCAAGAGAGTTCCGCCGCAGTCCTGACAGGTTAGAGTCTGCATGCGCCGCACCTCCGCGAGGAATTAAGGGATGCGGGGACTGAGGTTATCCGCCGTGTGAAGGCAGGTTTTCCGGTCCCCGCTAAATTGCCGTCCCTAACGGCGGTCGTCGCCCCGAGCATTTCACTCGGCGGCCCCGTCCTACCCTCCGACGACCATTGCGCCGGCTTTACGGCGCTCGCATAAATACGCGCCGGGCTAGTCAGGCCGGGCGGCTGCGCTTTTGACTCGGGGCGACAGAACCCCATAAGGCTCGGGATTTCACCGGCCGCCCACACGGTATTTCTAACGCGCCTCGTGAGGTCTATTGGCGCGGTAATCATCTATCTACCTATCGGCTGCGCAAAATGAATCGCGAGAATCAGGAATAGCCCAAGCACCGAGCCGAGGATCGAACCTCGAACGAGCGTCGAGCGGTGCGCGCTGTAACTGATTGTGTGCCAACCGGGAACGGTAAGGCCGGCGATTTCGTAGGCCAGGCCGCACAGGAACGCGGCGCCAACTAGAAACGCGGTCAGCACGTCGCCGCCGTTTACTACGTTGTCGATCATGTAATCAATCCCGAATCCGGCGTGCCGGTAAATCGCCGCTTCGGCGGCTCGATCTCGTGAAGCGTGAAAAGTTCCTCGTCGGTCGCGTCGAGGTATTCGGCGCGGGCGGCGAGGATTTCAGGAGACAGGCCCGCTAGCTGTTCATTAGTAAGGCCGCCGTATATACGGCGAAACAGCTTGTTATGCGGCATGCGTTGTCCCCTCATTAATTCCGCGGTTGACGGGTCAGGACGATTTCGGCGATTTTTGCCTTGGCGTAGTTCAGCCGTTCCCAAACAGATTTTTGGTGTAGCCCGAGAATCCGGCCGATCTCGTGTTGCCCGATTCCCATTCCGCATAGCTCGAACGCCTCGCGTTGCGCCGGCGTAAGCCCTACGGCGTCGTACACGCCCTCGGCGCCCCGATTGCCGTTAAGGATCGCCGCCAGGCGCGGGTTAGCCGCCAGCTCGGCCCGGTAGGCGTAGCGCCATCCGACGCGCTGCGGGCGAGGCGGAAACAGCTCGTCGGGGACGATGAGCCCGACGCCGCCGTCATGTTCGTATGCGGCCTGTTCGATTATCATTGCCGCATGCCGGACGCACGGCGACTGCATGCAGGGGAAATGTTCGAGGTAAGCCGGTATAGGCTCACGCTTACTCACTAACCGCCAGGCCGTTAAGGCACAGCCAACCGAACCGGGCCCAATCGCGCGAGGCATAGAACGACGACCGCGAGTCGGCGCGCTGCTCGTGCCAAAGCGCACGCGCTACCGGCTCCAAGTTGTGAACCTTCGAGCGCGGGGTCGTACCAATGTGCCGGACCGCGTGTCGCGCTGCGCGCATGAGGCTATGCCGCTCGGCGTGATTCCTCTTGCGCGATGCGGGGACGGCGACAGGCGCCGGCGCGGCGGACTCGACTAGGCGCCCCTCCGTCACGCGGTAGCGCCGCTCAGCTCGTGGTAGTTTCTGCATGTCGTCTCCCTTTACCGCACTGCGCGGTTATTCAAGGCATGGATAATCGTTACGAGCTGCGCCAGGGGCATTACCGCGAAGGCGTGCGCCACGTCGCCACGTCGCGGTCGCTTAATGATCGCGACGCCATAGGGCGTATTTGCGTTCATGGCTTCGAGCGTCGCCTCATCGACGGCGCCGCCAACGTCGAGCGTCTTTCGGTTCTTAAGCTCGAACGTCCAGCCCTCGATCCCGGCTATGTCGCCCTTGTCCGTGTTGCCGTGCAGGGCGCGACGTTCGACGGTCGGGAAATGCGGCTTAAGGAACTCGACTACGGCAGTCTCGAACGCGGTTCCCTTTTGCTTGCTCGGGTTACTCACGTTCCCACCAAACGCGCCGAAAGTCGATTCGTGAGACGGTGCCACTCTCGTCAACAGTCGCCGTCAAGACGCGACCAAATCGAATCGTCAAGCTGTGTAGCCATTGCCAGGACGGGACGGTACGCCAGATAGCGGTAAGGATTTGCGTTCTCATGCGATCCCGCACTCGTGGTCGCAGTCGCCCGAGTCGCCACAGCAGACGCCGCTAATGAGGTTGGCGTCCTCAAGCGCAATCCCGGCGAGCATTACCGGCTTAAAGTCCCATCGCGCGCGATCGCCCGAAATAGGCGCACAAGCCGGACACATAAACCGAGCCTGAGTAGCCGAAATGTCGGCCGGCGACACAACCTCCGCAAGCGCCGCCGTATCCTGTCCGCACGTCGGACATTCGTAAAGTTGAATCAACCGTTACCCTCCAAGACGTGAATAGACCGCGACACGCGATCGCGCATTACAGTTAGCGTTCGCATAAGTAGGAGCTTCGATTGCTGTTCGAGTTCGTCGGATTCGGGGAGCGACTTACCGCATCGGTCGCACTCTCGGGAGTCCGATTCCGCGACGTACTCGACGCCCTTAAGCGTCAGGCCGGCGGCAAAACACTCGGCGACAAACTCGGCGGTACAGTCGAAACATAGGTAGTTCATTTGGCCGCCTTGTGTTTGCGCGCGGCCTTAGCCGCTTCCTCGGCGTGGAACGCGGCCAGGACTGCCGGCGCCATTGGTAGGCGCAGCGGCGGGAACCATTGTTCCTTAGCGCCGTTGGCGAGTTGGAAAATGAACGGCTCGGTTAACTTGCCGTCGGCGTCCACCTTCGGCGGATTGCCGCTCGGGTCAAGCCACGTCGCACCGTCGGCTGTGTGACGCGGGATCGTCGGCTCGTCCTCGTAATGAACTTCGTAGCCCTTGCGCTTGCGCCGCGTCGCCACGGCCGGCACGGCGGCGTGGTCGCGCTGTGAGGCGGCCTGTACCGCGATTGCCGAAGTCGTAACGGTGATATCGCCGCCGGCAAAAGTGAACGTTGTACCCCCGCTAGGGCGTCCCGCCGCGCACGCCGCACAGTCCTTCGGGGCGCGCCCCCTTCCGCTATGAGCCGGACATTTTGCCAAGATAGGTTATCTCCTAGTGCGGTCGTTGCTGGCATGGTCGGGGCTAGGCTGTTGAACAGCCCACGCTAGGAATAGCGCGACGGCGAGTAGGGCGCAAAACGTACTCACTAAAACGGAAGGTCCGTCGGGACTTCGACCGAGACGGACAGAACGCCCGGAAGCTTGACCGAAATAACGCCCGGCGCCGAGATCGGCCAGGCGGTCCGGTCGTTGTGATCGAGTAGGTAATGGATCATATGCAGAACATGGTGCGGGACGATGTAGTCCACATAGAGCGCGCGTACCTCGGCCTTAAGGCCGGCGAGTATCGCCTCGGCCTCGGCGAGTTTATCGGCCGGCGCCTTACTCGACCGCCTCGCCGCGTCGATCTTCGCAGTACCGAGCCTTATCCGTTCCTCAAGCTCTCGCGCATTTTTGTGCGGCGCGGCTTTCTCCATTGCCTTAAGTAGCTCGTTCATTCGGAGCATGAACGCGACCCGACCGAGGATGAGTTCGGAGCCGTCGAATTTCTTGTCGGTCAGCGACGCGACCGCCTTTTCGCGAGCCTTACTTGGCATGCGTGCGGACCTGTTGCGCGAGCCGGTAAAGCGCCTCGACCGTCTGTCCCGAATGGCCGTAGTCGCGGGCTATGCTGTCGCCGACGGACTCGAAAAGGCGCGACAAGGCGTCGGCGCTAAAGACGTACGAGGGCGCCTCCGGCCTGAACAGCGGACCGGAAGAGCCGGACCCGCGTATCTGCCAACCCGTTAGAGCGCGCAGCCACTCGGCCGCGTCGGCGAGCGAAGCATCGAGCGCGACCCGGAGAACCTTAATTGCGGCGATGTTGTCGCCCCTGGCGTTAAGCTGTCGAACCTCGTTCGCGAGGTCGAGCCCTGGCAGATAGTGCGCCGGGTCCGGCGTCGTACTAACCGAGAACCCACGCGCGGCAGGTACCGAGTTGAACAATGGCTTACCTCCCGATAATTGTTTGGGTTGACGTTCGATAGTCTACCGCAACGCGCGGCACTTTACGCCGCGATAATGCGCGTGTCGTCGCGGAAGGTGGGGCCGTACTTGATTCGGTAAGTCCGGGCGTCGCGCGCTTGTTCGGCGATAAGGCGTTCTAGCTCGGTCAGCTCGGGGCGAACCGGCCGGCGGCGGGCGTCATATGGACGTAGCGAGCCGTCCGCGCGTCTGTGATGGTCGCCTCGATCTCGATGCGGACGCGCGTTACGACTGCCAAGCGCATCGCCTTGGCGAACCAATTCGGATCAACAGTCGAGAGGATTACCCGCGTTCCCACCCGTTGACCGGTCACCCTCTCGGCCGGCCCGTCGTAGAGAATCCAGCGATTCTTAGACCTGTTGTCCTGAGTTTTCATATCCCCGCCGCCTGTCGCGCCCTAATCCACATTGCCGCGAGCGCGGCCTCGGCGCTAGGGGCCGTCGCCTCGACGGTGATCCACTCTTTGACGGGGCGGCGATGCCCGACCGTGACGCGGCCGAGGATAGTTGCCTTTGCCGTGACAAGGCCGAACAGGAACTCGCCGGCCCCATCTTCCTCGTCAGTCGCAAAGCCATAGGTGCTTATAAGTTCCTGTTCGAGGGCGACGCTCTTTACGTCGAGTTTCAGCGGTACGATTATCGTTACGTCTAGCATGTCCGATAGTCTACCGCAACCGGCGGCAAAATCGGCGCCCGAGTCCCAGATTCATACGCTGTGCGACAAGCCTTTCATGGGCGAGAGGTACCCCGGCCTGAGACGGATTTGACCTCCCCCCCACTAGGACAGCGCGCGCAGCGCCGCCGCCGGCCGTGTCGGAGTCTGTCGGAGTTCGTGTCGGAGTTGAAATAACCAGTTTGAATACGGGTTGCTGATTCTTATATTCGTGTCGGAGTGTCGGAGTGATCTTGACCGTGTCGGAGTGTGTCGGAGTTAGACCCCTTGTATTTCCCAATACTCCGACACTCCGACACTCCGACACGGTATGTACGGTTAAGATCAAAGTTCGTCCTTGTCTGTCTGTTCCACGACCGCATATCGGCCAAACGCGGAGGCACGTAAAAGGCCGTCAGTCGCCATGCGCCGCATCGCGGCAGACACCGTGTCCGCACTTAGTCCTATCGCCTCCGCTATCTCGTGCGGCGTCGCGTCTATGAGTACCGCCTCGAACGCCGCCAGGATGCGCGCTCGCGTCGAGTTGCCGCCTGTCGCTTCCCTGACTACCCATACCCCCGCCGCGCCGTCCCATCGCAGCGGCAACTCCGCCGACTCGATCTCACGTCCTCGGTAGTAAAGCACGGCGTCAGCGCCGAGTTTTTGCCGGGTCAAGGCATAGAACGTATCTGCCGCGCCGCTGACGCCTAGTGTCCCCTGTAGCGTGTCGATGGGGTCGTCGGCGCCGAGTTTCCTTTGGTGGGTAACGATGAGGATTGAGAATTGCCGATCCTGCGTCAGTTTGGCATAGGCCGAGACGATCGCGTAGTCCTCGGAATAGCCGTCGTTGCCGCCCGGATTCTTGACCTTGGCGAGCGTGTCTACAATGACTAGGACCGTCTCGGGGTGCGCGTCCATCCACTCGGCGAGTTTCTTTACCGAGTCCTCGCCGCGCGGCCAGTCAATCTCAAAGTGCAGCCTTGACGGCCAGGGCTTGCGGCCCATGATCTTGTTAAGGCGTGACTGTAGCCGGCGCTTATTGTCCTCAAGTGCCAGGTACAGAACCTCCCCGCCCTTGACTACCGGCCGCTCGAATACCGGCTCGTCGCTTGCTATGGCTATGGCGAGCCCGATAGCTAGCCAGCTCTTGCCCGTCTTGGGTTTACCGCCGAAGATCGCGACACCTTCGGATAGTAGATCGGTGACAATCCATTTAATAGGCGCGATCGTCTCGCCCTGTAGATCGGCCGCCGTGAACGTGCCGCCGGGCGTCTTTTGCTTTACGCCCTGTTTGACGATGAGCGTTCCGAGTAGGTCGTTAATCGCTTGCAGCTCGTCTAGCGGAGCGTCGCCGCCGTCGGGATCGTAGAACTTTTCGTAGGCGCCCTTGAGCCATCGTTCTACGTCTTGCGCCTTCCACGGCCGGCGCGCATCGAGTCCCGCCCAACCTCCGGCAAAGCGGCTTTCGATCATTGCCGATAGTGCTGCCCGCGCCTCGTCCTTGCTGAACCCCTTACGAGCTAGAACCGCCGCCTGTCTCGCGCCGTAGGCGTCTTGGCCGTCGGTGACGAGTTCGGGTTCTATGTCGTTAGGTTGCGTTGCTACATTTCTTACCGTAGAAGTAAGTAACGTAGCGAGTAGCGCCGCCGGCAACTCGGCCGGTTTCATGTCGGCGGGGTGCGCTTCCTTGTCCCATTCATAAGCGTTGCCGTTGGGGTGAATCGACGGCGGCGCCGCGATGTATGACTCGGCCGCACGCACGTCTACCTGTGAGTTCTTACCGAAGATCGCCACGCCGGGCGCGATCTTCACGTCGGCCGGCGCCCTGAATAGGAAGTGTCGGCCGCGCTGTCCGGTATACGCCGTCACGGTGAACGGCAGTACGTCGTTTTCGCGCTGCCAGTTGACGAGCGCCGCCTCACCGATCGGCCCATCTACGTCGATTACGACGAGCCCACTACGGCCGGTCGCGATCCCGACATTAGCGAACGGTTGCGCCGTCCACCATGCGCGGATAGTCTTTTCGTCGGTCGTCGCATCGAGGACGCCTTTTGTCCCCTTAAGCGGCTTTTTGTCGCGGGGCGTCAGCGGAAAGACTGACCAACCGCGAGCGGCGTAGGTCAGGGCGGCGCGGAGGAATATGGAATCCTTAGCCATAGAGGACCGCCTTTACCTTTGCGGCGCGCAGCTCGTCTAGCGATGCGGGTTCGGGTTCGTCCTCGGTCGCGACGACAGGGGCCGCCTTGAGTCCGAACGTCGAGGCGTACCAGTACATAACCATTAGTTGCCCATGCCGGCCGCGCTGCGCCATTTCAAAGGCGAACGCCGGCATATCAATCGGTGCAATCACGGTAAACGCCTCACCTCCCTTGATCGTTAGCCGGACATTCCGGGCGCCGAGCGTGTACCGCTGCCAGCGATGCCAGGTCGCGCGAAACTCCGACTTACGGACCCATGCGGGTCGATCCCACCATCCCGCCTTAACGTGTTCGCACGAATAGCAATCGCATTTCTCGTCGTACTTGTGGCGCGGGAGTCGGACATAAAGCCAACTCGTCGTATCGTGGCCGGCGGCGCGCTTGATCGTTAGCGCCGTCGCCTTTTCGGGTAGGTCTAAGAGGATGGGGAGCGCCCATCCTGGCGGACTGCTATAAGCGGGGTAGATTGAGACGCGCGGCAACTAGGACGCCCAAACGAGGCGGGCCATAAGGTCGCGGGCTCGCCTTGAGGGGCCAGCGGTAAGGAAGCCGCATCCCTTCGCGGCGTTATAGTCGGGCGCGCTTTCAAACTGCGAGGCGGTCGCGTCGAGGATAAGGCCGGAGGCATGACGTAAAAACCAATGCGAATCGCCCTCGTGGCGTAATTGCATCGGAAACCAACCGGCCGCCTTGCCCCCGAGTAGGTGGTAAAGCGCCTCGCTTGTTACGTAGCAGTTTCCTCGGCGGCCCTGCGAAGCTCGGCGAATGTCGCCTCTCGCTCGGCCTCGTACCGCGCCCGGCTGCGAGCCTCGAACGCCTCGAAGTCGGCCAAACAAGCCGCGTGGTAGTAACTCGTCGGCTGTCCCTGCGCCTTGTACCAGCGCCGCCCCGGCCTGTAGTCGTCTGACGCCGGTTGTAGGACGAGTTCGCCGCCCTCCGACCGGCAATACCGGCAACGCTTCATGTAATGCACTATACACTAATGCGGTATCGAATGTCAAGCTACAGCCGCCTTGACTTTCGTAAGTGCCCTAAACCTTTCGAGGAACCAACCCTCGGCGGCGCGATGATCGAGCGGCCGAATGTTGCGCGGCTGCACGTTGTCTTTGTCGGCCCATCCGACATTGCCGGACAAGAGGTCGCGAGCTTCGGTGTTCAGTAACAGCACGTCTGCCCGCTTAACGCTGGCCGGGAGCTGCGCCGGAAATCCGAACACGCCGGCAATACAGGCGAGTAGGCGATCCTCGGCCGCCTCGAATTGAGGCATGCCGTTTTTAACCGGCTTCGGCATGTCGGTTAGGTACGCCTCGGCGGCGTCGTGCATGAGCCCCGCCAGGGCGTCGCCATTTGCGCATGCCATAGAGACGCGGACGCTATGCTCGGCGACGCTGTAGAAGTCGCGCGTATGGCCGGCAAATCGCGCTTGCATACTCAATGCGTGGGCGATATCTCTTACGTCAATGATTGAGGGGTCGGGGTCGAGTGGATCGAATCGCTTACCTGTATAGGTGTGTATCCATCCGCGTTCAGACATTGCTATTACTCCTAGATTCGTAGTAGTCAGCTAGAGCGCGGAGCCTTTTGGGGTCGTCATTCGCCCAACCGCCCGCGAGGTTACATTCGTTGCAGAGAACTCCGCGAACCCTGCCGGTCGTGTGATCGTGGTCAACGACAGGCCGGACCATTTCGCCATTGCATGCCGCGCATCGGCCGCCCTGATCGCTAATCATTTGGTCGCGCTCAGTTAGGGTTATTCCGTACTTTGAGCGGTAATGATTGTTACGAAGTCGCCGCCGCGCCTCTACCTTGTTGGCGGCATACCATTTAGTTCTAGATCGCCGGGCATGCTCGCGTAACTTTTCGGGGTTTGCCTTACGCCAGGCCGTCAGATATGCGCTAGTCGTCAAATCAAGCCTCCAACCCGAAGGTTTGAATAGACGACGTAAACAAAGGCGATCGCCGCAACCTGAACCACGAACCCCAACAGCCACCGAGCCGGCGCCGGGAGCCACAGGTAAAGCGCGATCAAATAGCCGATCGCAACCGCCTTAGCGGCGACGAGATAGCCGATTCCGCCGGCCGCGAGCATCGCCGCCGCGATCGGGTTTCCCTCATGCCCCGCGCCCGTCTGGATCGCGTAGGCGGTCGTCGCCACGTCGGCGAGCTGTAGAAAGATAAGGATTGATAGGGCGAGTTTCATATCTAGTAGTCGTCCTCGTCGGCGGGCTCGTCATGCGCGACGCGGCTACGATCTCCGACCGCCCAAAGGCCCGCGTTGATCGCCTCGACGTGCAGCCACGCGGCGCCACGAGACAGCCAATCAAGCGGCTTCGCTACGGCGTAAGCGACAGCTCGGCGCCGCGCCTCGCGCTCCCATCTGCGACGCCTCTCGGGGTCGATCGGCGGCGGGTCCATAAGGCCGGCATCGATGAGGAATTCCTCGGACGCTGGGAACTTAACGGAGAACTTATAGACCGGCCGGCCGTTAAAAACGCCTTCCTGTTCGACAGGAACGCCGAAGATCGTTCGTTGCGGTTCTAGGTCGCTCATATCGCCCCCTGCCCTTGCATATCCTGTAGTGCGGCGGCGGCGCGCACGGCGGCGAAAGACGGCCGCCGCATGTCGCCTAGTTGCGTAGTGCGAACGTCGTCCGGCGCCAGGTCCGCGATGATCGCCATAACCCAATCGCCGAGCCGCACCGTATCGACGCCTACGGCGGCGCCGCCCGGTACGCGGTAGCCGTCCTCGCGCACGAGGTCAACGAGCGCGCGGTAATCGTTGCGCTCGGTATCGTGCCACGCCATAACGTGAGCGATGGTCATTTTGTTCCGCCCTGCACGACGACCGCGCCTAGGCGTGAGACGACTCGGACGGTCCGCATATAGACGACTCGTCCCTTCGGGGTAACGTGTTTGCAGTACCGCTGCGCGTCACGCTCCGCGATCGGCCTAAGTTCCGTCGTTAGTTCGCCGCACGTCAGGCACTCGTACTCATACAGCGGCATTTAGACCTTACCTCCGACCAACAGCGCCCAAATCGCACGCCAGAATCCGCCGCGATACTCAGCCTCGTCTATTGCCTTTTGGTTAACGGGTGCGTCGGCGTAGGTGACGTGGAACGGCTCTAAATCCTCGGTTAGATTGAGGTCGTACCGCGCCCGTATGGCGTTAATGTCGGCTTGCCATTTATCGAAATCCGGTTCGACTCCGACGAACGTTTCGACGTACCAGCGATGCCGCTTCCGTTTCTCTCGTTCAGCGATCCGCTCCGCGAGTGCGTTTTCTAGTGTTGTCATGCGCCCGCCTTTTTTAGAGTCTTGTTAAGGTCGTAACCCTCGTGCGCCCAACGGAATAGGCGCCAATAGAGCGTCATGTGCGCCGGGATGAGCTTGTGCGCCACGTAGGGTGCGTCCTCGACGCGGGGAAGCTGGATGATTACCGCGTCCTGAACCCTGAGCCCGCTTTCCTGCGCCAAGCGGACGTAACTCGTTACCTGCGCCTTGTGTTCGATGTATACGCTGGCCGCCGTCTTGTAATCGACAAGCGTGTACCGGCCCCGGATGAGCGCGTAAAGGTCGATCGTCCCTCCGAACCGGTACTCGTCGGACACGAGGCGAATCTCGATCCCGAGCGGCTGTAGGTCCGGCGCCTCGTCGTCGCGCCATTGTTTAAACGCGGTAAGGCCGAGTTGCGCGCGCTCAAGCTGTGCCGGCGTTATGTCGCTAACGTCGGGCTCGCGGTCGAGTAGGTAGCACTCCACGAGGTAATGGAGCGCCGAGCCGGTCGCGGCGGCCTCGTCGCGGTACTTGTCGGAGTCGATACCCTCAAGGCCGAGGTTATTAGCCCATCGGACGAGGTGCGGCTTACCGACGACGCCGAGAATCGTTGTCGAACCCGGCACCATCTGGCCGGTACTCGTGTAGTACCTTTGGTGGACTTCGACCTTAGCGCCGAAGTCGTCTTTTTTGCGGCGCCGCGCCGGTTTCTTTGTCGCCTCGGCGTCGGCCAGCTCGTCTAGGTTTACGCTCATACCGCGACCTCCCTATTTACGAGTGCGGTATCGTAGGCCACAAGTCGCCGCGCGATCCATTCCACGACCGGGACGGCGACGGCGTTTCCTAGTTGCCGATAGCGCTGCGCGTCGGACTGATCCGCCGTCCAGTCGTCGGGAAAGCCCTGTAGGCGTTCGCACTCGCGCGGGGTGAGGCGTCGGACGCCGATAGCGTCTGGGAATAGGTGTCCCGAATATGCCGCCTGTAATTGGCGTGGCGCGCCGTCACCCTCGACAAGCGCCCCAACAACGACTAAATGCGGCGGCGGTTCGTGACGCTCGTTAAAGCCGTCAATTGTATTAGCTGTCGTGGCTTCCTCCCATCGCTCGGCTTCGGCTGCGTTGTGCGGCCTTGTCGCGATTCTGAAAACGAGAAACGTCTCCGTATCGCCGTCTAGACGCTGATTCGATGTTGTCAACGCCCGAGCGACCGGCGGGGTGTGTGTGTGTGTGACTAGGTGTCCGGCTTGCGCCTGATTGTCGTCAGCGCCGCAAGTCCCGACGCCGTTAGCGGTCAAGGCTGCGACCAAAAGTCGGGATGAGTTACCCCCCCTGCCGATTCAGCGTCTACGCGATAACCGCGCTTGCCGCCACCTTGGAGAGTGCTAACGACAACGCTTCCGGTAGGGTCCGCCCTCTTTTCGCCGCGCGCCGCAGAATCCCCGCGCAAGCTTTCGGGCTCAAAAAGTATTTCTCGGGGACCGTTCCAGTCTCCAAGACTTCCGACAATGAACACACGTCGGCGACGTTGGGGGACTCCGAAATACTGCGCGTCGAGAACTCGATAGGCGAGCCCATACCCGAGCTGCGCCAACGTCCCGAGGACGGTTCCCATGTCTCGCCCGCCGTTACTACTGAGTAGACCGGGGACGTTTTCGAGGATGACGTATTGCGGCTTGACTTCCTCGATGATGCGGACGGCTTCGAAAAAGAGTCCGGTTCGCTTACCTGCGAGTCCGGCCCGCTTTCCGGCGACGCTAACGTCCTGGCAAGGGAACCCGCCGACGATAAGATCGATTCCTGTTCCAAGGTGCCTCCCTTTGACTTTCGTTACGTCGGTGAATCCCTGCGCGTTTGGAAAATGCCGCTTCAAGACGCTTTGACACGCCTTGTCGATCTCCACCATTGCGACGACCTCGACCCCTGCGCGTGACAGCGCCAGGTCGAAGCCGCCTATCCCGGCAAATAGGCTTACAGCTCTCAAGCCGCCGCCTGAACTTCGCCGCCGCCGAAGCCGACGACCTCGACCTCGACGCCATGAAACGCGCAGATAAAGAACCACTCGGCCGGCGTCGCCTTGCGGCCCTTGATCCGCGCCGGAGCCTTGTAATAGGCCCACGCCTGACCGTAGCTCGGGCCGTGCGTCTCGTGGCCGTCAGCGCGACAGCGCTTGCATATCGCGTCGTGGTCGGGGCGGCGTCCATAGAGAGGCGTAGACATTAGGCGACCTCCATTGGGAAATTGAGCCGAGCAAATGAGCTGCTTAGTGCGGTACCGGCGGGCATGGGTAGCCCGCCGGTTATTCCGTGGTTGTCTAGGCTAGAAACGGAGGTCCGCTCCGTCGTCCTCCGGCTCGGGCTTCGGCGCCGGCTTTGCATTAGCCTTTGCGGCGGGCTTGGCTTCCTCAAACTCGTCCGGCTCGCTCTTTGCGACTTCGGCCAGGGGGTCGGGAGCCTCGTACTTCGCGACGTAGAGCTTAGGTGCGTTCAGGTTGCCCTTACGCTCGCCGTCCTTCGTGTATTTGACGATGAGCTTTCCGCCCACCTCAAGACCCTTAGCGCCGGCCGCCTTAACGGCCGCCTGAACCGCTTTCAGTAGGGCGCCCTTAAGGTAGATCGCGCGCTCGCCGTTGTCGTCGTCGTCCTCGTGTTCGTCCGTCGCCAGGGTTACGCGAATCTGCTGTCGCGGCGACCCGTCGTCCCACGTCAGTGGCGTCCCCTTCGTAAAGTCGCGCTGCTGCTGTAGGTCGGGCTTCCGGGCGATAACGCCACGGACGATCGCGCCCGGCTTGTCGAACTTCGCGGACGTGACGCCGCCGGACATGAGGTACTCGTTTGCGTCCTGTGCCAATCCTTTCTCCTAGTGCTGAATTTCGCCAAGCGCCCGGCCCGCTTGGCTTGTTTCGGAGCCGGGTTCGCCGACTACATAGACGCCGCCGGCAAGTGTCGGTAGCGTCACGCCGCCGCCCCGACGAGCCCCTTACGGCTCTTGGAGGTCCGGCGCCTACCCGCCCATTCGGGATCGGCCAGGGTCGCGAGCGCCCCGCGCCGCTGACTGTCCCGCCGCGCGGACTTGTCAGTCCACAGCCGGCGGGGACTCGACGCTTCGACCGCGCGGCGCCGGTTGGCGTCGTCCTCAAGGTCGAAAGCGAGCGCGTATTCGGTCAGGGATACGGGGGCCTCGGGAGCTTGACGCATTGAGTTTCTACCCTCTCTAAAGCGTTTGCGGAGCGGTTCTATGCCGCGTTGGGCGGTACTCTACCGCAAAGCGCGGTCACAATGTCAAGCCTTTGAGACAGTCTCATTTTTCGTATCAATCCTCAAAACTTGCCGTTTTTGTTATGTCAGCCCTGATAGCTTGTGGAAATTGCAGGACGCGGTACCCCTTGACAAGGCGCGGTACCGTAGTTATCGTCAGATTGTCTTTAGATTCTTTCTGTAAGAGGTGACGCGTAACAATGCCCGTAAAAATCGACTCAGACGTTAGGATCGCCGCTTCGCGGCAAAACCGAATGGCGGGTACCCTTGTTCGTCGCGCGCGCACGGCCGCCGACATGCCCCAAGGCGATTTCAGTAAGGCGGTAGCTCGCCGGCTCGGCCTAGCGGCGCTGTCGCAGTCGGCTATGTCGGATTGGGAGCGCGGAGTCCGGCAAGTGCCGGCCGCCGCCGTCCTGGCCGCCGCCGAGGTCGCGCGTATGGACCCGGCCGAGCTATTCGCCGCCGAGTCTAGGCGCATGAGCGAGACGGAACGATTACTCCGCGACATAGAGCGCGTGGCGGGTTCGCTGACTCCGCGACAGGTCGAAAAGGTCAAGTCGTCAGGCATTTCCCGAAAATAAACATTGCTTAACGGGTCGTTAAGTCGAGGCCGTGGTAGGGTTGGCACCATGACAACCTTTAACGGACTGAGACTAGTAGCGAATGACGACCCGGAAACGATCGAGGAAAGCAACGATGAGGGGCTAGAATCGGGGCTAGCCGAACTCCGGGCCGATCTTGCCCGGATTCGGATAGCCGTTAACGGAGTGCGATTACTCATCGACGACCCGATAGCCCTACTCGATCGGGCGCGGGCCTTGCTTGAGGGGAGCGCCCCCCGGTTACTTGGGTTCGCGTCGCCCGTCCTTATGATCGGAGCTGCGCTAGCTCTTTCGGGGGTTGATTTTCCGGGCTCGTGGGATGATGCAATACGCGGTTACTTGGCTGCTCGGTCCTCGTCTTAGACGCCTCGGCCAGGATGCGCGCGAAGCCCAAAGCAAGCGGGCTTAGTTCGCCCGTCGATTTCTGCACTTGCGATATTCTACCGCAAACCGTGATAGACTAGCGGCATGAAAGTTCGAGTCTGTTACACAGAGGATTTTCCCGGGACTCGCCACGCGGGCAGAGTGTCAGGATTGGGCGCGTCACTTTGGAAACTCGATGGACGATGATCTAATCCAGCTTGCGGAGCAACCGGAGGACGCGACCCCGGAGCGGCGCTGGTAATCATGTCTAGTGTCGCCGCAATCTACGTCCGCCAGTCGCGCCACAAGGATTACGACCGCACGGTTAGCCCGGAAGATCAAGAGGCGCAATGCCGCGCCTTGCCGGCGGTCGCGGCTTGTGACGAGATAGAGGTCTATCGCGACCTCGACCTTTCCGGCGGTTCGACACGGAAGCGCCCCGGCTTACTCGCCCTCTTAGAGCGCGTGAAGTCCGGCGGCGTCGCCATCGTCGCGGCCCTCGACCAATCCCGCGCTTTCCGCAACACGGCCGACGCCCTGGCGTTCTATGCGCTCATGGAGACGCGGCCCGAAATCGCCGTCGTGTTCGTTCACGGCCGCTTTGACCGCTCGGCCGTGGGCGGCTTTACCTATACGACCCTTGCCGCCGCGCATGAAATGGAACGCCGTATGACAGGCGAGAAAATCGCCTCGGCGCTGCATTACATGATCGGGCGCGGCGAAATGGTGAGTAAGGTTCCGCTCGGTTACCGGCGGATCATCGACGGTCAGGCGCAGCGGATCGAGCTAGACCCGGAATGGGCGCCGGTCGTCCTGCGCGCCTTTGAGGAATATGCCTCAGGGCGATTCACGACCCGAGAGCTTATCAACCGCCTGAACTCCGAAGGGTTGCGCCCGCCCAAGACAAAAGGCGGTTGGCGGGCTAGCGGGCTCGCGCGCGTTCTGCGAAGCCCTGCATATATAGGTATGACGCCGGTAGACGGCCGCTCAAGCCGTGGACAGCTCGCCCCCGGTCAATGGCCGGCGCTCGTGCCTCGGGAGGTGTTCGACGCCGCGCAAGCCGTTCTAGACCGCCGGACTAAGGGCGGCGGACGCGGGCCGCACGGCCGGACCTATGCCTTTCAAAACCTGCTCCGCTGCGCCGACTGCGGAACCGCCCTCTACGCGCATACGGTCCATAGCGTCGCCTACTACCGTTGCCGCGACGGCGGCCCGATCGGATGCGGCCAGGCGGTGCGCGAGGATCGGCTCGTACCGTGGGGTCGGTCGCTACTGTCTTGGCTCGAATCGGCTAAGGACTGGCCCGACCTAAGCGCAGCTCGGGACGCGCTGCTAGACCGCCCCTCCCGGCCGCCGGACGCTCTAGCGCAGATAGACGCGAGCCTAGAGCGGGTCGGACAGCGGTTCGAGTGGGGCGACATAGACGCGCAGGACTACCGAGAAAAACGCGAGAGGCTACTCGGGCTGCGAAACGAGGTTCTGAGCGCCAATACGCCTAGCCGGCGATTAATTCCCGTAGCGGGGCTTGTAGAGGCTTGGGACGGCGGCGACCCGATAATTAGGCGCGCCCTGCTCGCCAACATCTTTACCGCGATCGAGGTTCGAGGCGGCCAGGTCGTCAGGGCGACGCCTCGGCCGGAGGTCGCCGGAGAGGTCGAGGCGCGCCTCCGTGGTTGGCGCACAAACGGTCGCGAGCTTAGCCTCAGATATGGTTAGCGCCCGTCGCCTATAACGATTCTTGCGCGACAGATACTAACGGGGTTGCGAGGTGCCAACAGTTACCCCGTTGCGCCGCGCCAACCAATGCGCTACCGTGTTCGTTTATGGTCGTTCCAATCGGGTTAGGATTGGCCGACTTTATGCCGCGACCACTCGACCTGATCGGCCTAAATGAGGTCGGCCATATGGCGGGTGTCAGCCGACAAAGAGCGTTCGTTTTGGCGCGCCGTAAGGATTTTCCAGCGCCGGCCGCCGTCCTGGCGACGGGCCGGGTTTGGCGACGCGGCGACATAGAAAGGTGGCTAGAGTCGTGGAACCGGACGCCCGGCTCACGGCCTACGCCGAAGGGGTTAAAGACGCAATGAGTACCGAGTAGAAGATCAACATTCCGACGAGGAATATCGCAGCGAGACTGATAAGCCAAATCGCAAACGCAAACGCAAACTTTCCGCCGCCCGGCGAATGGTGGTACTTCCTGGCCGCCCTGTTGCCGGCGGTCGTATACCTGTTTGTCGCGCTCCGACCGGAAACAGCAAAGGGGGAATCAGTCAATGCCGAGAGGTAAGTCCCGTAATGGCGCCGTCGCCGACGAGCTGGCCGTCGCCGTGTCCGCGCTTATCAAAGAGAATCGCGCCCTAAAGCGCCAGGTCGCGCGGCTGTCGGAGCGCGCCTCGGCCGGCAAGTCGGACGGCCGGACTAACGCCAAGCTCCGCACAATACAGCGCCGCGCGGCTAGCGCACTTGGCGTACCCGTCAGGCGGCGCCGTCGGCGCAAGGGCGCGGGCGCTACGGCCTAGATAGACGAAAACCGCCCGACTTATCATCGGGCGGTTTATTTCTCCGTGGCGGGCATCTAGGACGCGAGTTCCATTTCGTCGCCACAGCAACACGTCGGGAGCCCTGTCTCTATCCATTTGGCGGTAGTGCGGACCACGTAGCCGCACCCGCCGCACTCGACCTTGATAAGGCGCGTCGTCTGCACCTTGCCAGCGCGGGACACCTTTAGGGACGAGTGAGGGTACTTACCGAGCGACTTAGCTATCGCTGTCAGCTCGCGCTTTAGCTCGGCCGATTCGGTCGTCGCGGTCGCCTTGCCGTTCATGCCGAGCGGCCCCATTGCCGCCTTGAACGCGGGACCGTGGCCGACATGCTTGTCAGGGAACATTGGCTCTATGGCTGCATGTAAGAGTTCATGCACGAGGACGCCGCCGACGGCTACCGGGTTACTAAGGGTCGGGCTTATGAATATCTCCGCGTGTCCTGACTCCGACGACGACGCGGGCCAGCACTCGCCTATGCGGCGGTTTTTGCGGGCCGTGCCGCCGGTCGCAGGGAACGCGCAAGAAACATGCACCTTGGCGGGGATCGGATACCCCGCGTCTTTGAACTTAGGCCGTAGTGCGGCCGTCATGGCGTCGAGCCAAGCCTCGCGCGTCGCCCTGGCGGCTTTCATGCCCGCACCTTGCGCGCGCCGCGAAGCTGCGCGGGTTGTCGCGTCGCCTTAAGGCCCATGATTTTCCGCGCCTCCGACTTTGTTAGGACGTTCAGCTCGAACGCCTTTAGGACTTCGGCCGGCGTTTCGAGAAACACTTTCGGCTGTCGCTTATCGCGCTTGATCGCGCGGAGCTGCGCTAGCTCACGATTGACCCGCGCGAATTCCTCTCCGATCCATTCCTCGTGTTGTGAGAGGGTCATTCGGCCGTGCGTCAGGATGCGCGAGCGGTCGAGGGGGTCGGGCTTTGCCGCGTCCTCGGCGCGTTCCTCCGGCGTGTAAAGCTCGTCTAGGCTCATGCCGCCACCTCGGCGACGGGCGCCCACACGCGATAGAACGCGCGCCACTTACCGCCAACACGGACAGCCGAGACGAGCCCTCGCGGATTGAGCGAGAACAAGACGCCGGGGGCAGCGAACGAAACGCCGCGACTGAATCGAGCGGTACCGCGCACGAATAGAAAGGCTAGAAACGATCGAGTCTTAATCCGCATTCGAACCTACCTCGTTAAATGGCGAGTGTCTGACTCGTCTAAATGGATTATACGCGCATGCGGTAGGCTATGTCAAGTGTTTAAACGACGAGTGTTAGGTCTCTCTCCGCGTATGAGTGTCCCGGCGAACCGAAAGGCCGCTCGGATTCGGGCGTGTGATCGTCGTACATGACGCCGTAGGCGTAGCTCCCGCCGTAAGCCTCGAACGCGCTTGCTACCGTGCCACACAGGCCGGCGTCAGTTAGGACGTGATCGCCGACGGTGAAACGAGACGGGCGACGCGGGCTCATCGCTTGAACGGGCGCAGGAATTCGCGCGCCTCGTCTATCGAGTCGAAAGGCTTGGGCTGTGTATGTCCGGGCCAGGTATGCGCCCTAGCCGCCTCGAATGCCGCCGTAACGTCTATATCCGCCTTCGAGACGACAAGCGCACGAGCCCTCACCGGCATGGCGCACGGAGCGCCGCCCCACGTACTCAGATACCGCTTTACAAATCCGAGTCTGTCGATACTGGCAACGACGCCGACGACGGCCGCGACGTATTCGCGGGCCTCTTGCCCGATAAACACGTCGCGTCGGTCCTCGACTACTAGGACGAGATCGCCGCGCTTGGCCGCCAGGAAGTCGGCCACGCTAGCCGACCTCGCATAGTGGGCACTCGGCCGACTGGCCGAAGCGCGACGCGTCCAACGAGTGGATAAACGCGAGGTCGCGGCGGGTAACGACGAGCGTTACGCCGTCGCGGTCGATGTTGACGGAGACGGCCGCCGGCTCTGCGGCAAAGAACGCCGCGAGGCCGCGAAGGTCGGACGCCGAGAGGGTCGGGAAGGGTGTTGCTGTGGTCATTGATTTGACCTCCGTTCCGCCGAGTGTCTGACTCGGCCGGTTCTCGTCTCTCATCGTTCCCATGCCGTGAATATACGCTAGTGCGGTAATGTATGTCAAGGGTTTAAACGAAAAAAGAAAACCCCTCGACCTACCGTCGCGAGACAGCAAATCGAGGGGTTAGGGCGCCGCTAGCTTGACGAGCCGAAAACGATTAAGTAGCCATCGTCTTTAGAGAACGAGCCACCTAACGTTAGCGTTGTCTGTGACGAGACAGGAACCGAAAGGGCGACATTCCAAGCCGTATTCATGGTGGTAGGTAGGAAGTAGGCTGCGATAACGGTTGTATAGTCGGTTGACATTTGGAACGTATCGGCCGCCGTCACGCCCACAACCCGGTAGACGCTGACCTTAGCCGTGGAACCATCGCTATAGATTTTCGCGGGCGTATTGAGCGCCATTACACGACCGGCGCGACGGCGACAGGAACGGGAGCGACAGCCGGCGCGGACTGGCCGCGCAGCTCGGCGAGCATCTTAAGAACGTCGGCCCACAACTTAGCGGGACCGTTCGACTTGCGCCAGGCGCGGAACCCGGTATAGATACCGACCAACAGGCCGGCGCCGAGCATGCGCTCATCCGGCGAGACGGTCATTCCGAGATACGGAGCGGCCACGTCGAGCGCGACGGCTAGGACGGTAAGCCAAAACTCGGTAGTCGTGAACCCGGCCTCTACGCCGTCGCCGGACGCCATAAGGTCAACGATCTTCGACATGAGGGCATCGAGATCGGTTCGGGTCGTGTCTGCGGTCATATAGACAGCTCCTATGTGAGGGTTACGGTGATCGGGCCGGGGATAATCGCCGAGGTCGGGACGGGTCCGGCCGGGCCGGTATCGCCTTTCGGTCCCTGTGGGCCGGTTGCGCCGGGCGAGCCTTGCGGCCCGGTGACGCCCTGAGGGCCGGTTAGTCCCTGTGGGCCCTGTAGGCCGGCGGCGGGGAGCATCGCGACAGCGCCGGGTACCGCCTGCCAGTCGTGGACGACGGTTCCGTCGAGCTTGATAGCGCGATAAAAGGGAACGCCGGTCGGGCCGATAACCGCGCAGTAGAGGGTTTGCCCGTCCGTACTCCAAGCGCCGTGGGCGCTCATGGCTATAGCTGTCCCGCCCCAATCGGTTTGACCTTCCCAAATTGAGGGAGTGCCGTAAAACTGATAGGTATGGCCGTTCGGGCCGACGACGAACATGTCGAGCCGGTTAGGGTCGGTCGGATGAGTAAGTAACATTGAGCCTCCCGACTTGGAATGAGTGAGCATCTTTGCGCCGGCACCATAGACGCCGCTGACGCCGGGCCAGTAAGCCGCGATTACCGAGCGGTCGAAATGGCCGCCGGTTAGCGTCGAGTTCTCGTACTGCTTGCCGATCGCGCCGGCCGGAATAGCGGCGATACCGTCGTAATCTGCGACTAGGTAATGGGGTTGCGCGACGCCGGCCGCCGCAAACGCGGCACGGACGCCGGGCCAGGCGTTTAGCTCGTTGCAATAAATGGTGGGGTCGTGCCCTGCCGCGCGCCGAGCGACTACCCATGCAATGCCCTGCGCGATTGTCATGCAACCGGGTTCTACGTCGCCGACTATGCCGGCATTGGTCCCAACCGCCGAGACAGGGACGAGTAGGGCGTTTGGAAAGCGCGCGCGGACGGTCGCCTCAGATACCGCGAAAATGCCGTCGCAGTAATAGAGGACGACGGCCGCGCCTAGCGGATCGTCGTAAATGTTGGTCGAATCGACGGCGTAGACGTAGAGCATCGGACTTTAACCCCTTGCCAGGCCGAGGGCTTCGATGTTCATAGCATCGACAAGGCCGGAGCTAGGCTGTATCAGCGCGACGACGCCGCCAACTGTGACGGGCTTATAGGCTGCGCGCTCGGCATAAGGCGGCGTGCCGCCCTTACCGTAAGACTTGAGATAGGCGCCGGTTAGCGCCATGATCCGAAAACGCTTCGCGATCTTTTTTGGACCCCATGAAAGCTGCTCCGAAGTCCAAACCATGCGCTTGTGTATATGACCCTTGAAATAAAGGTCCGCGTCCATGTTCATTAGGCGTTGCTCGAAGTTGTTTACGCCGTTACCGTTCGAGCCGCCGCCGGTCGCGCCGTGTTCGGTGAATATGTATTTGGTCGTCGTCTCATGGTTCCATGCGAAGTCGAGCCGCACGAACGCGGTTTGACCGCCGTAAGGAACCTCGACGCCACGCTCGCGCCAACGCTTGATTAGTTCGTAAGTAAGGTGCGTATGGTAATGCCGGTACATCGCCTGTTCGTGGTTGCCCTCTTGCAGCCACAAGCATTTGTGCGCGATGGGCCAAAACATTTCGTCGGCTACGTCAACTTGCCAGCTCGCGAGGTTTTCGAGAACCGGGTTCCCTTTCGCATCCATGACCGACTTAAGGTCGATCGCGCGGAGGTTCCAACGGGGATCGCCGGGAAGAATCGCGTCGGTAATGTCGCCGCCATGCCCCCAGTACGCGAGGGGGTCGTTACGGATTAACTCGACGGTTCGAGCTACGCCGGCCGCGTCAGCTTCCGGGCTGCAAAGGTGCGTGTCGCTCACCGGGTACACCTTGATAACCGCGTCTCGTTTCGGGAGCGCGATTCGGTGCCTAATTAACTCCAAGCGAGAACGTCAGTACCGGAGACGACGGCCGAGCCGCCCTCATGGGAATGAACACGCATGACAGGTAATGGCTTACGCCACTCGTCGCGGTCGTCAAGGTTCGCGGGGAGTTGACCGGACGCGATGCGCGCCTCGTGATCCTGAATCAGGAACGCGTTAAAGACGAGGGCCGCGAGGTGATCTTCGTCGCGCTCGCCGTTCATGTAGGCCGCGAGGTGACGCTCTAGGGATCGCTCGGCGCGGGCCAGGCTTTGCCCCTTGCGCCAGTTGTGCCGGCCGTACTTGCCGGCGCCCTTCATTAGGTGCGCGGCGAACCGGACTAGCGCGAAGTGAAACGCCCGAACGAGCGTCCAATCGAGTTTGTCGGTTTCAAGGTCGCGGACGGAGCCCGTTTCAAACTCGGTCCGCCCTCCGCTGTCCTTGACTACGTATCCGTCAGACAATAGCTAACCTCCGTAGGGATTCCAACGGCGACAGTCACTAGTCTACCGCAAGGTGCGGTAAGGGTACTAGCCGAAATAGTGGCCGGCAAGGGCGCCGAGGACGACCAACAGGATGGACCCGCCGCCCTGTACGATCGGCCGCGTAAGCCACGTTCGGCGATCGTGGTTGCGGATCATGCTCCGTAGGCTCGCCCGGCTCTCCGGGTCGCCTATGTCGTCAACGAGCGCCTTAGTTCGATCGGTACGCCCGTTAAGGCTTTGCGTCTGTAGTTCCTGGCGCAGTTTGTCCATACCCGTCTTGACGGTATCGGTAAGGTCTGTTACGCCCTCGGTGAGGTTCTTTACCTCGACCTCAAGGGACGCGACCCTTTCGCCTATTGGTCGAGTCAAAAGGTTAGCCTCCCTAGGTCTATTCGCTTAACGGGGTTGACATGGATTACCGCACTATGCTATGGTCTATGGCGAATGGAGTTCTCCGTTAACCGTTATGCCCGGTCAATCGGCGAACTCCGATGAGAGGTTACGTCAATGGTTCGTGAATTTGTTACGGGACTTGTTACGGCGACCGTACTCTCGGGCGCCGGGTTCAGCGTCGGGGGCCATCTTGCCCCGTACCGCGTTGCCCCGAATCAATCGCCCGCGCCCCATCATCGGGTCGCCCCGAATCAGTCACCGCACGTCGTCTACGCCTGCGTCGATCCGAGTACGAACCGGATTACCGAGGCAAGCGCCCCGATCGCCGGTCAGGTTTGCGAGAACGAGACGACCAACGTTATTACGCCCGTCGCGTCGTCAGCTCGGACTAGGCCGTAACCGCTACCTGTACGTAACCGGAGAAAATTCGTATTTGATTGAGTTCCTGTGTGTCAATCTGAATCGAAACGGTGTAGGTGCCAGCGGCCAGGGCTAGGCCGCTGGCCGAGCTGAGGTCAAGCGTGACGCGAGAGCCGATACCGCCCGATATAGGTAGCTCTTGCCAGGCGCCGGTAAAGACGCCGCTTGATAGTGTCGCTCGGACAGCTCGTCGCGGCGTCGCGACGTAGTTATCCCAAAAGATCGCCGAAAGGTCGATCGCTCCGATAACCTGACACGTTCCCGCCTTAGGGGTCGTAAAGGTCGCCGTCGCTACGGTGACAATGCCGCCGCCCTGCGCCTGTGAGCCGGTGACCGACCTACACAGCCCATAGACGATCGTAGAGACGGGCGCGACCTGTGGGACTAGGGCCGGCGACGGAACCGCCACGGCGGCGATAACTGAGGTTCGCTGCGCGATGCGAGTAGCCTCGTATGTCGTATCGAGATCGGCGAACGGAATGTCGCCGATTGTGAGGCGCTGACTTGGGCCGTTGATTTCAACGTCCTGAACGATGTAGATAGGGCTGTAACCGGCCGCGAGCCCTTCGCCTGACTCGACAAGGGGTTCGGTAGTCGGTTCCCATAGGCGGACCGTGAGGCCGCCAGGGCGCCCCGGAGTGAGGCGCAGACCGAGAGCCGGCGTGTTGACTTCATACGTGGCTATCGCGCGGTCGTACTGTTGGCCGAGGGACGCCGCGATCTTGTCGAGCGTCGCTTGATCCGAGACATTCGGATAGGCGGGCGTCGGGTTGAAAGCTCGGACACCGTAAAGCGCCTGAGTCGCCAGGCCGTCGTAAAGCGACGTTATGCGGGTCGGGTCGCCGGATGAGGGGATCGAGCCGCCTATGACCGGAATTTTGTTCCGCATCCCGCCGATGCTTGATCCGCCTTTCTTTTCGTTGTACTGGACTCCGCGCCGAAGCGTCAGCGTCGGCGGTTGCGGGGTCGGGGCGGTTGATACCGCCTTAAGGGCGACAATGGCGCCGTTTAGGTTGCCGGGCGCGCTGACTGTCAACGTAGGCCCGATGGGCGAACCTACCGGCGGGTTAACGCGGAACTCGGAATCAAGGTGGATTGAGTCCGAGGTCGCGCCGCTGTCTTGGAGTCGCGTAAACGTGCTAGGGGTAGTAAACGTCACCGTACCGGAGCCCAGCGCGGAGAAACAGGTAATAACAAGGTCGCCCGGGACGGTTATAGAGCTGCCAGTAGTCGGGTCTAAGGTAGTAGCTACGCCTGAAAAATCGGTCGCGACGCCCGACGAATCGAGAATCGCCGACGGAACAACGCCGGACCATTCACTCATAAAGGCATGAGCTTGGTTAGCGCCGCTAGTCGTAAAGGCGGCCGAGCTGACGCTCGCCGCGTTTGGACAGGCCCATATCTGAGTGAAACTACTTGAGAAACCGCCGATACGCGACCAACCGGCGGGGCCGGCGGAAGTTGAATTACCCGCGATGATCGCTATTAGACAGTTTCCGGCCGTTGACGCCCCCGGCAATGTCGGGGTAATCGTGGTCGTACCGGGCCCACTCGTCGCGAGTACGCCGGCCTGAACCTTGAGAATAGCCGTCAGGGTTCCGGGGATCGTTGTCACGACTGGTTGGAACCAAACGACGCCCTGCGCGTCGACGAAATAGAAGTAGCTCGGCCCGGCAATCTGTCGAGCGACGTGGATTGCGTCTAGCGGATTCGTGTTCTGAAAATCGTATTGAGCAACGACCCCGGTATCCGGGCATGAGATCGGCGACACGGAGCAATGCGCCGTTGCCGCGACAGCATCGCGGACAAACTGCGCTACGTCCGTATTCGTCGAGTACGTCTTATTAAAGAACCCGTCGCCCAGCTCGGCAACCCACGGCGTAACCGTTATCAGGTGATGAGCGCCGGCCGGGCCGTTTTCCTCCGGCGTCGTTTCGACGTTGCCAGAAAAAAGGATCGTCCCGGCATTGTCGCCCTGTTCGGTTAGGCGGATAACGTCTCCGAGGACGATACCTGTAACCGGAGTGGCGACTTCGATTGTGATTTGCTGATAACCGCCGTTCTGCGTGAGCTTTAGACCGGGCTTGTTAAGAATCGACGCGCCGCCTAGCGTACTTTTGAACACGAGGTTATGGTCGTAAAGGTGCGCGATGTACGCTAACTCGGACGTAGACATGGACGGAAGCGCGAAACTCTGTGCCGGCTGTGGGCCGCCGAGTCCGGTAGTACCTAAGCCCTTACCGGACATGCCAAGGCCGCCGTAAACAACCGGAGTAGTCATTTAGATCGCCCCCAAGTCCTCACAGAGTAGGAAAGCCGGCGACGTAGCCGCCGCCTGCATGGTCATCGAGCCCGTACCACCGCGCGCGCCCTGTAGTTTGTAGGTATGCGAGCCCGACGACGGCGCGGAGAGGATTACCTCGCAGGTAACCGAATACTGCCGCGTGTTGTTAACGAGGTCAATCGTTGCAATGGCGAGCTGCGTAGCCCCTTCCATAATGAATAGCTGTCCCTGATCGTTCGCGATCGTATCGGTATAGCGCACGAGGGCGCTAAGGCGAATCTTTCGCGACGTACCGACCGTAACCGTGACAGTCAGGCCGGTAAGGTCCGCCTGCGTCGTTATAGCGGCCTGATTAGCCGTAACCTCGGCGTCGCCAAGCCAACCTAACGGGAATGATCGAATAAGCATCGCGGCGGTCATGTCATTACCGACAATGGCTCCGGCGTTGTGGGCGATACCCGTTGTTCCTTCCTGGCCGCGCGTGACGGTTAGGACCGTGCCGGCGACGGCGGTACATTCCATGTACTCGAAGGTCGTCGCGGGCGCTACGTCGTCAACCCGGACCATAAAGTTACCGGAGCTCGGTAATCCGACCGGCGAGGTAACCGTAATCGTGCCGGCAACGTTCGTACAGCCCGACGCTAAGGTCGTCTGTACGTAGTTTTTAAGCTGTTGCGTCACTTAGATTTGCCACCTTGGAGTAACGGAGTAAGCCAGGGTGAGCCCGGACGAGCTACCGCTAGCAGGCGTAATAATCACCGTGAACGGGTTTACCGTCGAGACTGGCGGGTAGAGCATCGGGAACGAGCCGCTTACGTCGTAACTCTCGCCCGTCTGCGTACAAGTCGCAGTCATGGCCGCACAGTCGATAACAACGTCGCGCGTCGTCGAGGCGGGGATCGCTGTAGCCGAAAGAAAGTTAACGGTCAGGAACTCGCCCGACATTGTGTTTTTTAGCTGCATAGAGTTGATAACTACGGCGTTCGTGTTCGGAACGTGCAGCGTAAACACAGGCTCGGCGAATACGGAACCGGCGTAAGTAATGTTCGCGGACTGGCCCGCGTCAACCGTTATCGGGTTCCAAGGCGTCGCCGTGGTTGCGCCCGAATCTTGGAACCAAGGCGACTTAGCAATTAGGTTAAGCGTGAACGCCCAAGTAAGGAAACTACTCGTCTTTTCGGCGACGCGGCCGGTTATCCCGGCGTACTTCGCGAGGATATACGTAGCGTTGTCAAAGGTGAGCTGTTGTTCGCCGGCCTGTGAGAGCTGCGCCAAGAAACTACCGAGGAAGTGCGAACCGTCCTCGGTATACTGCATGGGTAGGACGATCGTTCGCGGGCCCCAGTCGTCGGAAAGGTAAACGCTGCGCGCGCGAAACAAAATCGGGCCGGTGACTATCTGGCGGTTGTCGTCCTGACTTTCAAAGCCCTGAACTTTCGCGTTAACGCCGTCGTTAAGGTTGATATTTCCTTGCGTGCCTTGACCGTTCGGAAGCGCGGCATTACCGAACTTCGCAACGGTCAGGCCGCCAGATACCGCGAAAACCGGCTGTCCCAATTGATTCCCCCTCTACGCCCCCGACATACCGCGACTACGGTTAAGTCCGGCGAGCTGATTTGCTTTATGGAGTGCGGCGGCTACGCCGGTTTGACCGCCGGGGGCCACGCTCAATACCTCGACTATCTGTTCTAGTAACGCCTCTACGCGGCTCATGTCGCCGCTGCCCTTACTGAGTGCCTGTAGCTGTTCCGGTGTGAACACCGCCTCGCCGCCGTGAACGGTGGCCGGTTGTGCCGAACCCGTCGGGCCAGGGACGATACCGCCCTCGTCGAAGGACAGAGTACCGCTATGGCCGCTGCCCTGCGTACTGACGCTACGGGCCGTCGTGTACCCAATGGTCGTGTTTTTAGAGCTGGGGATCGAGTTCAGCTCGTTTATGTATTCCTGTAATCGCTTGCGGAGCGGATCGTTCGGCCCGAGCTGCGCCGCCAGGTTCTCTAGAGTCGAGCGGTAGATATCCGCTTTCTGACTGGCGGTTAGAGTGGAACCGCTCGCCTCCGCGTTTGCTTCGGCCTGTGCGACTGCTGCATCAGCCACCTTGACATAGGCTTCGCGGAGTCTGAGGTTATTCTCGGTCGCGTCGCCGGTTCCCTTTTTAACGGCGTCCTGTGCGTTCTTAAGGTCTATCTGTGCCTGTTCATAGGCAAAGTTCGCATCGGTGCTCTTGTGGATCGCGTCGTAAAGCTGATCCTCGGCGTCGGCTTCGGCCTTCGCAGAGTTGGCCGCTTCCTGTTGCGCCTGTGACAGTGCGGCGATACCGGCTTCGGCGTTCTGACTCGCGATGTAGTCCTTACGGTACGTGTCGAGTAGCTTTTCGCTCGGGTCATTGAGCTGATCGAGGCTGATCTTCCCTTCGTCATATGCCTCGTTTAGTTTCTTGTGCGCGTACTGGTCGGCAAGGGTGTTTTGTATCAGCGAGTTGAACGCAGGGACAACATCGCCAGCGAGCGTATTCCAAAGGTCATTCCAGTTCTGGCCGAGCTGTTTTTGAGTTATCGAATACTGGCGCGCGGCGTCCAAGTCTTTCTGCGTGTAGACCTTGCCGACTTGCGCCTCTAGTTTCTCAAGCTCGGCGACGTTGGTTTCGAGAACGGGGATCATCGCCTGACCGCCCTTACCAAAGGCGGTAAACATGATCGTCGCGCGCTGGCCGGCGTCGGTCGTTCCTTGATAGGCGGTCATGACGTTAATCAGCGTCGCGTTTAGGTCGATGTTTCCGTTTGCGCCCTTGGCGACGGCGATGCCCAGCTTTTCCAGTTTGGCGGGCGTCTCGTCCGCGACCTTGTCGAGTTTAAACATGGACGTTTGCGCCAAGTCCTCGGAGACGCCGAGTTCTTGGAACGCTTCAACCTGGCGGCTTGCTTCCTCGGCCGACTGGCCGGTTACCTGGGCGTAACTGCGGATTGAGTCCGCGAGCGCGATATAGCGGCCGATCGCCTTTTCGACAAGGCCGATCGATACGCCAATAGCGGCAGTGACGCCGCCAGCGATACCGGCGCCCGCGCTGATCCCGCCAAGGCCGAGCTTGTCGAGTATGCCGTTTAGGGCATTACCGACGGGGCCGAGCTTGGCTAGGGCGGTTTGGAGCGAGCCGGCGGACTGCTGCGCCTTGCCGGTTCCCTTTTGAAAGTTTGTAGCGTCGGCGAGAATATCGACCTTAACCTGTGGATTGCCCACGCCTACCCCCTAGAGCTTGGCTATCAAAACGTCGATAGCCTTTCGGTATTCCTGTACGACCTGTCCGAGTTTGTTTTTCACGGCGGGCATTAAGTAGGGCTGACGCTTGATATGCGTCAGGATTCCACTAGAGCCGCCGGCCCGAGCTGCGGCCTTGCCGCGCCGGTTCAATCCCTTGAAACCACGGCGGGCGATACGGCCACCCCATTCGGTAGGCGCGGCGTGAGGCGTATTCTTGCCTCCGGCGACTACTGAGACTTTCTGAGCCGATGCCACGGCCTTAATCGACTGCGAGATCGGCACAACCGCGCCGCCGCCCTCATGGGTACCTTTCGGCGCCAGGCGGATAGCCTCGACCGCGACGAGTTGCGCGGCGGACTTGTTCGCTTTCGTCAACTGACGAGGCATCGACTTAGATAAAGACGACAGGGCTAGCCGGAGTTCGACTAGCCCTGTTACTTTGACTACTGGCAACGCTACTAGACGACGGCGCGCGTAAGCGTACCGGAGCCCTTAAAGGTCGAGGTCGTAACGCCGAGATCGCCGACGGAACCGTCCAAAGGCGAATAATCGCTTATCAAACAGTTGCCCTGATACTCAGGGTTTGTCGCGCTGTTCGCGGCCGTGTCGCGCTTCACCGTGAAAGCAACAACAGTACCGAGGATCGGAAAGACTGTCGCGTCAATCTTGCCCGCTGCAAAGTCCTGATTCCACTCGACCGTAATTTCGTAGTCGAGTAGGCCGCCGATACGAGAGCGGTACGTGCCGCCCATCGCGGTACTCTCAAGCTCGGCCGCCGAGGTTTTGATCGTAACCTTACGAACGTGGTCGCTCAAGTCCACGGCGTTTAGCGTGAACTTAGAGTTTAGAAATGCGTAGACTGCCATTTAGATTGCCTATCTCCCTTTGCGGTGAATGAGTCCGAACGGAAACTAACGAGGGTCGGCTTAGCTGCCGATACCGATTGCTCCCGCCAGGGAGAAAGAGCCGGTGATAACGGAAACGTTGAACCTCCACCACGTATCCGTAATGGGGCCAGCGACGCGGGCCATAAACGTTCCGCCGACGGCTGTAATCGGGCCGATCGTCGCGCGCGTTGTCGGCGCGGGAAAGTTATTGGCCGTGTCGGACTGAATGATTACAGTTACCGTCGCACCGACAGAGAATGTGTGCAGCGTCGCGTAAAGAAACTGCGTCGCGCTGACGGCCCCAAGATTGAGGCCACTACCGACCGCGCCGGTCGCGCTAATGGTGGTTTTCTTAAGTGCCATCTGACCGCGAATCAGGCCGGCCTTGTCGGTGTTCGACATTTGGAATGTGATCGGCACAACGTCGCCAACATTGCCAAACGCCTCGTAAGCGTTGTAATTCGCTTGCATGATGTAGGCGGTTTTCGTCTCGGCACCTTCGGGGCTCATAGTCACAACGTCCGGCGTACTGCCGAGAGCGCCGAAGATCGAAGCATCTTGCGGTGAGTCCCAAAACCCTTCGGCCTGTATGTCAGCCGTTCGGAGGCCGCCTAGTCGCGTGCGGTAGCCGCCGCCCTGAAACGCTGTAACGTCTAGTTCGGCGCAGCTCGCGCGGAGTTTTGCCTTATGCAGTACGCCCGAGAGGTCTAGTTCATTAATCCAGGTTGCGCTATCGCGCAGGAACAGTAACGGCAAATTAACTCCCTCTCGTGGCTACTTTGAGCGTGAAACGGCCGCCGCGATATCCGATTAGCGCGACTTCCTCATTAGTGAGCTGTCGAAAGTCGACAAGCTTGCAGTCCTCGACCGTGCCGCCTAGCGTCTTGTCGCCGTAGATCGCGCCAATGATCGAGTTAGAGCCGGTAACGTCGGCGTATGCCTGTAAATCGTCTTGGCTCTTTTGGTCTAGCGTGTTCGAGACGAGAACCGTTATCGGAATGTCGTATTCGATATAACCGCGCTGCATGGTCAGGTGATAATCGGGAATGTCGGCGACTTCGACGACTGCCATTGGAACGGTTACCGCACTCGGCAGAAACGACGAAACGTTCAGATTGGCGATAGTGGCGAGACGCGCTCCGACCGCCGCGCGAATCGCGCTCATGGTTGCCATTAGGCGAACACGACTTGGGACTTGCTATAGCCGGCGAGTAGATAGGCGAGCATCGGATTTTCTTTGACCCGAACAGCTCCATATTCTTGCCAACCGGCGACACCGAACGGTGCATCCTTGAGCTTGTAAAGTTCCTCCGCGAGGATCAAACAAGCCTCATGAATGTTCGACGGCACGCTCGGCCAACCGAACGTGGCCGTTACCTGAACGGCCGGGCGCTTGCGCGTCAGCGGCCAGGTAGAGTTAAAGTATTCGCGCGAGATCGAGCCCATGTATGCGCCCTGGCCGGCGACGGGAAAGTATTTCCCGCCTACGCCGTCAATACGGGTATACGGCCAGCCCGTTACGCCGTTGACGATCCCATTAAGGGGCCGTAGCAGATAGTCAGTAGCGGACCAAGTGTCCTCGAACGTCCCGTCGTCGTCTTGATCTACCTTGACGAGTAGGCCGGCGCTAGTTGCGATATCGTCAATAAGGACGGTTGTCGGCGAGAGCGGAAAGTAGACGCGGGACGTAACGCCTACGTCCTGATTGAATTGCCGCCCGGTGCCATTCGGCCCCTCGATAGTGCGGCTTGCAACCAATAGCGCGGTCGTTAATATGCTGTCGTCAGCGGTTGTCAGAGTCCCGGTGTTCGCGCCTAGACGCGCGCGGAGGTCCGGCAGGCTCGCGTAAGGATCAAGTAGCGCCATTAGCGACCCCCTCTATTTGTTCTTTGCTCCGCGTACGGCTTTGTCGCGCGGCTTGTCTCCGACCTTGAGGGCCGGAACGATCGGCGTACAGGTAGACAGCCCGGCCTTAACGCAATGTGAACAGCGTTCGCCGGGCTGTACCCCACAACCCACTAAATGACCCGTTCGAGCCAACCCATTTCGACTTCCCACGAGGGAGGCGTAACGGCGTTGGCGGGATTCCACAGATAGACCAATAGGGTCGACTGCGGCGGGACGATTACCGGCCCGCAAGGCGCGGGATAGAGATTCGTTACGGCACCGTTGGTCGGGCCGCTAGTACCGTCGAAGTTGCCGAACTTGATAAAGATTTCGTCGCCGACGACCCAACAAGGGGCCGCCTGCGTCTTGATCGTATCGCGTCCGATCTGGCGCGGCGCCGTTGCCGCTGCTGCGACGAGTGCGCCAAAGTTGATCGTCGCCTTAGACGCCGAGCCTTGCTTGCCGGCGTTGACCGCCGTAAGCGTTGACCCGCCGCTGCTAAAGCGGTTGCCGGTGTCGACGATTGCGCCGAGCTGACCCGAGGTCGAGCTAGCGCCGGCCGCCGCGCAAATCAGTTTGATATAGTCGGGAAACAGCGAGACTCCCCCGGCCGTATCGCTATTGAACATCGTGAGCAGGGGCGAAACGGCCGCCCAAGCTGTAACGATCGACTGCGCGATACCCGTTCCAAAGGTCGGGTTAGTCGCGCGGTATGTCCCGTCAGGTGCCCACATTTAGACGCCTGACCCTTAACGGTAGAATACGACTACGCGCATCTTCCCGGCGGTAACGGTTCCGACCGCAATAGTTGCGACCAAGCTCCGCGCCGCCGTAGTCTTAACAGTTGTCGCGCCCGTAAAAACGGGAATCAGGCTCTTACGCCCGGTTGTCGAATAGGGCGCGCCCGAAACGACGGTCGCGGCGATGAGGTCGCCGGCCCCTTCGGCGTTAATCGCCATCGTGGCACCCGAGCCGGTCGTAAACAGCGTATCGACTTCGATGTATCCGCCCTCGATAACTGATCCGGTCGGGATCGTGTTTCCGAGTTGGTCCTGGGCGCCCAGCGCATCCGGTCCGCACCGAAGCGTAATCGAGCCAATTGCGCCGCCGTCTACCGCAAAGTCATACTCGCCCTTGGCTTCCTTAAGCCGGCGGGTACCTTCGATCATTGACATATATAGGTTTCTCCCTTATGGTTAAAAGACGGGGCGACAATTTAGCCGCCCCGTCTCAAGATTCGGATTAGAGGCCGGTGACTTTGGCGAAAGCGGCGCCACGGCGGATAACAAACGCGACACGAACGTCGGCGCGAATGGATTTCTTGCCGAGCTTAAAGTCGTCGTTGATGTATCCGACCTGAATGTCGAGTCCGTGCCTGTAAGCCAGGTACGAATAGTTCGCGAAGTCGCCGAGGTACGCGGTACCGGCGGTGTCCGCGTCAGACTGCGCAACGGGAAGTCCCCAAATGCGCGGCTGGCCGGCGTCCGAGGGCGAACCCCAAATGTAGACACCTTCGGCGGTACGCAGCAAGCGGAGGTTCTGCCAGTCCGTCGGGTGCATAACCACGAGGTTCGCAACCGCGCGACCGACCAAAAAGACGGTAACAATACCCTTGTAAATCGCGTCCGGCGCAGGGTCGGAGCCCTTAGCCTGAGTGTTCAGGTTCGAGGCGTTCTTGATACCACGCAGGTTCGGCGCGTTGCCGTCACCGACGATAAGCTGTCCATCCAACCGCTGTCGGACCATGAAGCCCAAGCGATCAGTAACGTACGACTGAATGAAAGGAACGTCCTCCATCTGCTCGTCCGTGACAGGAAGGAACGCAGGAATTTTGCGAACGGATGAGGTCCGCTCGGTGAACGCCAGTGCGTTCTCGGGGTAGGCGGTGTTCTCGGGGGTTTCAACGGCGTTGTTAGTGAAGGTCGTTTCCTCCATGAAAACAACCGCGTTCTGTGACGTGTCAAGCGCCGGGATCATGTCCAAGAGCTGAATGGGCCGGGTCGCAAACGGCACGATATCGGCGACACGGATAGCCTGTGGCGCGTAGCCGGCGGCTTCGGTCATGGTCGTCTTGAGGCCGTAAGACTGAACGAACGCCTTAGCGTCGATATCAAACGAGCCCTCGACGCCCTGCTTTGCCTTTATGCCCGACTTGTAGGCGTCGCTAGCGACGAACAGCTCGCCGATACTCTTAGCCTGAGGCGCACCGCTCGGCATGGTCAGGCCGCTAACGGGGGCGTTAAGATGCTTCCCCATCGCGGTAACGTTTTCCTGAGCGGTCAAAAGTTCAACGTCCTTCGCCAGGTCATTAAGCTCGCTATTGAGCTGCTGAATGACTCCGCGCCTGTCGGCGTCCGAGCCATCGAGAGACTTAACGAGCTTGAGGTCGTAAACGTTCGGGTCCGAAGTCTTGGCTTCGGAGAAAATCGCGGCGAGGGCTTTCTGCTTGGAAGCCAGTTCCTCGCGCTTGGCAACGAGCTGAGACATTAGATAAGTGATCTCCCTTTGCGGTAATAAAGTGCGAACGAAAAACCCGATTAGCTGATTGAGATAAGCTCGGCCTGCCGGCGTTGCATATCCAACCAAACGGCCGTGAGGATTGCATCCTCGGCGGCTTTCGACCCGGCCCCGTCGTCGCCCGGAGGCGCCGCGTCCGTCGAGTCGAGTAGGTCGCGGAGTTCCACGACCATTCCGGCTAGCGAGTCGTGAAGCGCGTTAAGACGCGTCCGATTCGTCGCCGAAATCACGCGGCCGTCTTTGCGTTGCTTTTTCGCCCGGAGGTCCGCAAGGGACTTAGCGCGAGAAATAAACGCCCGCACGCCGGCTAGAGCGTGTTCGCTGTGGGCCGCGAAGGTAAATCCTTTTCCGTTGCTCGGGTCCATCATGTCGTAACCCGAGCTGAGGGGCGCCGGGTCCATCCCGTCGCCGTCGCCTGTCTCGTCGTCGGAGCCGTCCTCGTCAGGGTCAGGTATACCCGCCTGAATCATTAGGGCGTCTACCGCGTCGTCTAGCTCGTCCGACAGGGCGTCGATATTGGCAATCGCCGCAATCATCGCCGAGTCAAGAGTCCCGGCCTTAAGCCTGGCGACAGTCTCGCGCGCCTTTAGGAGCGCGGGGCCGCCGAGGATCATACGAGCCGACTTGATCGCTAGCGTTCCGGTGTTCACGCCGGCCCCAACGAGGACGGGCGAGACTTCGATAACGTCTAGTTTCTTGAGAATCTGTCGGCCGCCCGGATAGGGCGACAGGTCCGCCGGATTCTCCGAACTGTCAAGCGTCGCGAAGCCGTATGAATACTCCTGTAGCTCGCCCGCATTTTTGACCGCTAGATAAGTCTGCTGGCCGGCGTCCGTGTTAAGCCAGAACTTACCGGTAAAGTAAGCGCCGCTCGCGTCGGACGAGATAACGCCGTCGCCTACCGGGAGCGAGCCGCCCCATGATCCATGCATGTAGGCACTAACGAGAACGCGCTTACCGTCAGGAAAGGCGCCGGCGAGTGTTACGTCGCCGTCTTTGTCCACGACATTGAATGTCGCGATTCGAGCCGTAAAGCTCCCCTCTTGCGCCGCATCGAGCGCAAGAGTAAGCGCCTTACGATGCATCGTATTTGCCATGTTCACCCCTAATCGCGTTCCGATAAGTAGTCCTCGGCATCGGCCAAGGCGAGTAAGTCGATAGAGCCGGACTGGCCCGCGATTTCCTCCATTAGAGGCAACCAGGGGCGGCGAATCTTCGCCGGAGTCCATACGTAAGGCTTGAGGTTGTGTAACATGCCGCCGCCAACCGAGACCGGCGGCGGGGCAGGAACGATCACAACGACCGGCCGATTTTGGAACCAATAGGAGGGGTTCCACGTAGGCTTATAGAAATCCGAGTAGAACGGAGGCGGCGGAAATGCAACCGCCGGCAGGATAACGACCGCCGGAGTAACCGGCAGCCGTTGCCAGTAGTTCGCCGATAAGTTGCCGACATAGGCCGGCGGGTATGGCCTTTGAATACCTGGCGCCCGCGCGGCCGGATCGCCGACGGGGGCTAGCGGGATTCGCTGCCAGAATGTACCCGACGGAACGGGAGTACGCGCAAAAGCGCGCAATTCCTTGGCATTTACATCGGGAAACCTAACCGCCGGAGCACCTACCGGCGCGAGCGGTAATCGCTGCTGATGCGCTCGCTGATCGAACTCTAGCGGGGCGATAAGCCCGACGAGCTGCCAGGCTCCGGCGGTCGGCGTTATGCCGGGAGTGCCGGCGCCGCCGTAGGCCGTTACCTTACGGTAAACAGCTTGCCGGAACATTGGTTATCCGACTTCTAAAACGTCAAA